TATGATTCCCTTCTATTTATCTGAAGGAGAGGCGGAGAACATCCGCGGAGACATCGCCTTCGCACAGAGCTGCCTTGAGACCGGGAACTTCACCTTCTCCGGCAGTGCTGTGAAACTCTCACAGAACAACTTCTGTGGCATGGGAGTGACAGGCAATGGAATGACAGGCAACAGCTTCGATACCCCACAGCTTGGTATCAGGGCACAGATACAGCACCTGAAGGCATACGCCAATACAGTGAAGCTCAAAGGGGAATGCATTGACCCACGCTTCAAATATGTGACGAGAGGCAGTGCCCCGTATGTGGAATACTTAGGTATTCAGGAAAACCCGAAAGGGAAGGGATGGGCTGCCGGAGCCGGATACGGTAAGAAGATACTCACCATACTGGCAGCAATCACAGGAACCAAGGCGGATGAGAAACCACAGACACCTCAGCAGCCTCATACACCACAGGAGAACGCGACAGAGTTCAAGCCGTACCTCATCACCACGACTACAGAGGCACTCCGTATCAGGGATAAGCCGAACGGAAGTATCGTGGGAGCTATCCGCGAAAGAGAAGGACACAAGAACAAGTACACCATCGTTGAGGAACAGAACGGATGGGGAAGATTGAAGTCCGGAGCCGGATGGATAAGCTTGGAGTTCTGTAAGAAGACAGGCGAGACAACAGAAGCCTTTGTACCATACCTCATCACCACGACAACTGATGTACTCAACATCAGGAAGACACCAAACGGTGAGAAGGTAGGAGCTATCCGGGAAAAGGAAGGACACAAGAACAAGTACACCATCGTTGAAGAGAAGAGCGGATGGGGAAGACTTAAGTCCGGAGCCGGATGGATAAGCTTGGAGTTCTGTAAGAAAGCCTCATGATAAGGAGTGAGGATACAGATGAACGTAGACGAACTGACAAGGCAGCTCATCGGGGAGACAAAGATAGATGATATCTCAGAGAGCTACCGCCCTGTAGTGGAGATCATTGGAGTTGATAAGTTTATAGAACTTAGCGACTACGCCAAAGGAGATGAACTATACTTCCCCAAGATAGAGAACATCATCGCCCCGGCAAGAAACAGACGAATCAAGAAGGAGTGGAACGGATACAACCTGAAGCAGCTTGCTGAGAAGTACAACCTGACCACAAAGCAGATATCAAACATCATCAAAGATGAGCCTATGATCGGGCAGATGACCATATTCAATATCCCGACAGAATGATTTGTGACAATTAAAATGGGAAAAAACCTACGGAAACAGTTCCCCTATAACGTCCCTGAAGAGCAGGGTAAGATAAGAGCATGGATTTTATCCATGCTCTTATTGCGTTTACAGCATTCTCAAAATTTTAGTCAAAGGAGTTGGTAAACATGGCAAATTTAACAGCAGATTTTTCACAGTTCATTCTCTTTATCGGAGTGTTGGCATTTGTGGTGTCCGTCATCACAGAGGCACTCAAGAAATGGGAATGGTTCGACAAGAAGGTTCCCACCGCGCTTGTCGTGATCTGCCTGTCCCTCGTGTTATGCCCGGTAGCGATGCTTGGCATGATGCAGTACCTGAAGCAGCCTATTGAGTGGTACATGGTCTTCGCGTCCTTTGTGGCAGCGTTTATCGTGGCACTGGTGGCAATGGACGGATGGGAAAGAGTGACGGAGCTTGCAGAGAAGCTGATCAAAAAGGGATAACCTATGGATTATGTCATTACCTTTTCGGACGTTATGGCAGGGGTGATTGCCCTCGGAGGAAGCGTCCTTGTGTTCTTTATACGCTCGTGGTTCAACAAGCTGAGTGAGAACACAGAAGAGATCAAGAAGCAGATAAAAGAGAATGATGAGAAAGTCAATAAGAGAATCGACAAACTGGAAGACGAAACGGATGGAGAGATAGCAAACATCAAGCAGGAATTGAACAACATCAAAGGGGACTTTGCTACCACGTTCGTACTCCGGGAGGACTTCTTCCGCTCCATGAACGGAGTGGAGGACAGGATGAGGAGCATTGACGGTAAGATCGACAAGCTCCTGATGCAGAGCAACAGAAAAGAGTGAGGTGAACAAAGTGAATGACTTAGAAAAAGCAGAGATCAAGCAGAACAAGGCGATCAGGGGATATATCATCCGGTGCCTAGTGAAGGGATACAACAACACAGCCCTCACAAGGCAGTTATCCAATGCGATGATTGCAGCCGGACTCATTATATCCCCGGACATCAGCAAGTATCTTGATTATCTTCAGGGAGCCGGATACATCGAATTTACGGAGGAAAAGGTTACAGCCTACAATGCCTATGCCAATGATGCAGTCATCAAGCTCACCAAAGCAGGCGTTGACCTTGCCGAAGGAACAACCGATGACAATGGAGTTGATATCTGATGGGTGAGAAGAGAAACAAGCAGAGAATCAATTCCAAAATTGACGAGCTCCCTGAAGATTTACACACGAAAGTGGATGTGATGCTTGCTGATACATCGAACAGCTACGAATATATCAGCCAATTCCTGAAACAGGAAGGCTATGAGATATCAAAGTCGAGTGTCGGAAGGTATGCCACACGCTCCAACAAAGCAATGCAGAGGCTCCTTGAGGCACAGGCTCAGACAGATCGGCTGATACAGGCGGTGAAGAGCAACCCGGATACGACATTGTGATCAAGGTCACAGATGACGGAGAGAACAATGAAGCCGGGTATGCATACTCCTTAGATGGAGGCAATACCTTCAGCGAGGAAATGACAGTCCCTCTGAATGGAGAGGCAGTCCTTGCCAATACCGGGCTCACCGCAAAGTTCACGGAAGCAGCCGGAGGAGACAGCTTCAAGGAAGGAGATACTCAGCTTGCCGGAGAAGGCGATGTTTGGGAATATTGGAAGAGAGCGTCCGGGATGTCAACAAAGATGCAACAGTGGCAGACATATCCTCAGATCAGAACCTATGCGATTGAGAGCCACACATCAGCGCAGTACGTGCGCTTGCGCTCGGCTTATCGTGACTACGCGTGCATTACGTGGAGTGTGAACAGCTCGGGCTACGTCAGCTACAGCAACGCAGTCCGCGCGTTTCGCTGCGCCCCGGTTTGTGTTATCTGCTAATCGCGGCATCATGTATCATCCCCTGCACCCACGGATGCAGGGGATAGACCAAAAAGAGAAGGAGGACATGGTGTGGCAGTAGCAGAAGGCGAGAGAAGCCAAAGCAAACTTGAAGTCATAGTGAGAGCCTTGGACTTGGCAACGTACACTATCAGGATAACAAACAATCAGAAGATATTCCTACCGGAATACAGAAGCTCCCTGACCGATGATATCATCAGGACAGCAAAAGACATCTACATTGATGCATGGACAGCCAACAACATCCTAGTAAAGTCTGCGGATGACTGGAAGATGAGAAAAGCCCTTCAGGAGAGAGCTGCCCGGAACTGTAACAATCTTCTTGCACTGATACAGCTTGCAAAGACGATCTTTCACTTGAAATCAAAGCGAGTGAAATATTGGAGCGAGAAGACCATTGATGTGAGAGGATATCTGAGAAGTTGGAGAGATGCAGATAGTAAACGCTACGGCAAATAGCCGGAGCTTTACCATAGGGATGTAGGCTGTAACGCAGAACGTGCGCTTGCGCTCGGCTAATCGTGACAACGCGTGCAATACGTGGAATGTGAACAGCTCGGGCAACGTCAACAACAACAACGCAGTCAACGCGCTTCGCTGCGCCCCGGATTGTGTGGTATTAAGGACATACAAACTATCTCACAGAGATGGAGTCCGACCAATCTAACACAAGGAGCCGAGTTCCCTGCCAATAGGCAAAACAATACTATGATGATGTAATCACCGCCCTGATCGGGAGGTGTGCGCTATCAACATCATGGAAATGAATTGAATAATGAAGAGGATATCATAGGGTTTGAAGCCTTGTTTGAGTCCATGCAGAAATGCAAGAAAGGCGTTATGTGGAAGGGGTCAGCCGCCCACTATGTCCTCAATGGATTAGAAGAGACCCTGAAGCTTGAGAAACAGCTCAAAACAGGGACATATAAAGCAAGGCAGACAACGAAGTTCAGAGTGACATACCCTAAGCCGAGGGATATCGTGAGTATATGCTTCAGAGACCGAGTATATCAGCGGAGTCTCAATGATAATGCCATCTATCCGGCAATGACCAAGAGCTTCATCCAACATAATTGTGCCTGTCAGAAAGACAAGGGCACGGACTATGCAAGGGCGGTGCTTGATGAGTTCCTACATCGACATTACAGGAAGTACGGACGGGCAGGCGGAGTCTTGCAGGTGGATGTACATGGATATTATCCCAACATGAAGCATCAGGTCGCAAAGGACAAGTTCAAGAAACACCTTGAGCCGGACATCTACAAGCGAGCGGAGGCGGTACTGGAAGATCAGTATGAGGGCGATGTCGGATATAATCCGGGAAGTCAGATGATACAGATAGCAGGAATCTCCGTACTTGATGAATTAGATCATTTCATCAAGGAACAGCTCGGAATCAAGAGGTATCTGAGATATATGGATGACTTCCTACTAATGCACGAAGACCTTGAGTACCTTGAATACTGCAAGGTCAAGGTGATTGAGAAATTGGCTGAATATGGCTTTGAACCGAACCCTAAAAAGACAAAAGTGATACCGATAACAGAAGAAATCCTCTTCCTTGGTTTCTATTACAGGCTGACGGAGACCGGGAAGATAATCATGAGACTGAATCCGGCAAATGTGAAGCAGGAACGCAAGAAATTATACAGGCTAGTGGCTAAAGCTAAGAAAGGCGAGTCATCAAAGGCTAAAGTTGATGAATGCTTCAACGGATGGAAAGACCACGCAGCAAAAGGAACCTCCTACCAACTTTTGAGACGGATGGAGGCATATTATAAGGAATTATGGAGGAATCAAGATGGAATATCGACAGATCAAAACAAGCGTTTATGAAGAACGCGAAAAAGAGAACATGAGAGCCACCATCGCAGAACAGGCAGCCATCATTGACTATATCGCTCTGATGACGGATGTTGAGCTCCCGACTCAGGATACAGGCATGGAAGAAAGCGAGGTACAATAGTATGACAACACAGAAACCACAGAAACAGACGGAACACAGCAGAAACTTTGAAAAGTACAAAGGATATTATGATCACGGCTTTTGGAATGCCAAGATGCTCAAGAACGCGGTAGTGAAGAAAGCTATCACAGCGGATGAGTTCGAGGAAATCACAGGAGAGGCTTATACAAAATAGTGAAAACGCCTGCCACGGTATCCGGACACACCGACCGGATGACTTTGGCAGGCTTTTATAAAGGAGGCAGCCTTGAGACGTATTGAGATTAAGATAAGGCTAAACGTCCCGGAATCAAGTGCGATTCTGAATGACATCAGCCGCTTGATAGAGCGGTACCTGAAAAGGAATAAAATTGAATTTCACAGCATAGATGCAAGGGTCAAATTCGATGATGATGAGTAACGTTATTCTCATCGAATGTGTCAAAAAATGAGAGGGCGAAAGCCCTCTTTTTGAGTCTGTTTTCCGGGAACTATTTCCGAAAAGTTTTTGACAACGATTTTGAGAATTTGTGACAAAAATTTTGAGCAGCTACAATAAGTACACTTTCTGCAATAGACCTTGTTAAGAAATTGTGTATTGTTATACTTACAGTAGAAGGAGGCGTTGATATGATTGAGAAGATGGCAATGGGGTTGGTTGACCAAATGGCTGAGGAAAAAATGATTGACAAGGAAGCGGAAGAATATTATGTCTATACGCTTGTTTCGTTAATGGAAAAATTTATAACCATTGGAACTATTTTGCTAATAAGTGTACTGATTGAGAAATTAGTTCCAACAGCATTCTTTTTGTTATTCTTTTTGTCATTAAGAAAAAGAACAGGCGGATATCATATGAATACCTTTTTTCAATGTTATTTGGGTACAGTGGTTACTTATATGCTTGTCTTAGGTTTATGTATGGTTCTGGTTGACTATCCGCAGCTGGTTTTTGGATTATTATTAGTTGCAATTTGCATAGTTGAAGTTATAGGGACTGTTAATCATCCCAACATACATATGGATGCGGTAGAACTGTCAGAATCAAAGAGGGCGGCAAGAATTTTGTGTGCAGTTGAAGTGTGTGTTATTTACACTTTTACTTTGCTCGGAGCCGATATGATGTATGTTTGCCATATGGCAGTTGCTGTTATATTATGTGCGGTTCTGTTGCTGATAGCTAAAATATTAAAACAGGAGGTAAAGAGAAATGAAGAAAATTAACAAAAAGGTATTGAAGGTTGTGGAGAGGGTGATAAGAAATGAGATTAAGAGAGCCAGTGGTGATCCTCCGTTTTGTTTGGGGATATTTCATCAACCGAAAAGACCGGTAGAACATAAATGTAATAGAGAAAATAAATAAAGAAATAAATGGTAGTATATTTCTTCACAGACTCCTTAAATCCTATAATTTCAAGCTTTTGCGATACTTTGTTGTTCATATCATTATTCACCCACCAGGTGAAGAAAATATATGGTAAAATAGACGTAACAAAACCTATAGATTGGAGTCTTTTACCATGAATAACAACCACCGAATCACACTGAGCACCAATAAGAACATTATTGTTGAGTTTACAAATGATACAATAAATCGTTCTGAATAAAGTGTTTTTCAGGAAACATCCAATTTAGGAATTTTGATTAAGAGAGAGATAATAAAATGAAAATATGTTATATAGTTGTTTCAGCTTTTTTGATTATTTTCTATCCAAGACAATTAACACATCTTATGTGCTTTGGGAGACATCGTGATAAGAATATTGTCAAAAGCAAAGCTGCTTATTGGGGAATATATTTGTTTTGGACAATTATTTTTTTGATTGGTTGTCTGATGATGGGTTCAGCGATGAAAGTAAATTCTACAATGGATAAATTAGTGTATTATTTCATTTTAGGAAGTGATAATAGGGATTGTGTTGAATTGGGAAGTGAAGAGAATGATGAGGCATATATTTCTACATATTATACACGAAAGGAAATCAATGAGAGCTTTTTATTTGAGGTTGTCCAAAAACATGAATATGCATATGAGATGTGTCAATTACAGGAGTTGATAATTAAGAAACAGGATGAAAGATGGATACTTTATTTGAATGATGAGGTGATGGGATATGTAGAAGTAAAAAAAGGTTTTTTAATTAAGGAGTTTTGTTTTGTGTGGGATAGGCAAAAAATAGACCAAAGGAGGCAGTTATATGAGTAAAAAAATGTGCAAGAGGATATTTTCAGTAATTTTATCATTAGGTCTTGTTATGGTTCAATCCATGAATGTTAATGCAGCAGGTAATGAAATTGGTAAATATTCAGTATTCGTTTAGTGGCAGATATGCGGTGCGGACAGGCATCTATTTGGGATTTTAAAAAATAGCAAAAATCTCTGGACACTGCAACAAACAGGAGCCTCGCAGGAACACTGCTGTAAAATCCGCTTAGTATGAGCGTATTTTGCAGCAAGTGCTCCTGCGAGGCTTTGTCATTTAATCCAATAAACTTAAAACGCTTTATTTCTTCTTCCACGCAAGAAGCCTCTCAATATGCAGCGGTTTCCCCTGAACAGCCTGCACCTTCAATCTGTTTTCCTCACTGAAACCAACCAGAATATCATGATTAGCCTCAGCCAGATAATCGATGATACCATCGATATCAGACTTCGTGTTCTTCGGACAATGAATATACAGATGCTTATTTGCGGAAATATGCAGTGTATA